TTAAATTTTGTTCAAAATATCTATCATTCTTTTATTTTCTTCTTCATACAAGTGAGCATAGGTATTTAATGTCATTTTGATGTCCTCGTGTCCAAGCCTTTTGGAAATGGCTAAAATATTTACACCTTTCTGAATTAAAAAACTTGCGTGAGAGTGCCTTAAATCGTGCATTCTTATTTTTTTAACTTTAGATAGCTCTATATATTCAAGAAACCTTTTTCTAGCATATCCTCTTCCAAAATCAAACAATCTTTGGCTGTTTGCTGGCTTATAAATTCTATTTATTTGTTTTTTTAATAATTCAAGTGTTTTATTTGTAAGTGCAATTTTACGAATGCTACTCTCTGTTTTTGTCTTTGTTATAATATCTCCATTAAAACTTCTTGAAACTGTTTTATTAATATTTAATTTCTTATTTTCAAAATCCACATCTTTAATATTCAAAGCTATTGCTTCGCCAACTCTCATACCTGTCCAGAATAGCAGTGAAAAAAACACAACATCCTGTATATCCTCTATAATTGATATAAACTTTTGAAACTCTTCCAAACTCCAAATGGAAAACTCCCTAGTATTTTTTCTTGAACCAATCGTTTTTACTTTAGACATAGGATTAGATTCAAGATTGTAATATTTTACTGCAAAATTAAAAACACATTTCGCTTGGCTTTCAATAATTCTAAGGGTATTTTTGGAAAGGTTTTTTCCCAGAAGTTCATTTTGAAAGTTCCTGATGTGGTTTGTATTTATCTCGTTCATCAAAATATTTCCAAAAGTAGGCAGTATATAATTATTCATTAACTGTATTTTTCTAATAATTGTACTGTCTTTTACTTTTAGTCTGCAATCTTCCAAGTAAATTTCCCACATAGTTTTAAATGTTATATTTGAATTTGAAGCAAGTTTGTTTAAAAATTCTTGTTCCCACAATACTGCTTCTTTTTTTGTATTAAAACCGCTTTTCCTTTTTCTAATTGCTTTTCCTGTGGAATCAACAGTTCTTATTTCAACTTTCCATTTTTTATCATTCTTTTCTTTATAAACGGACATACGAATACCTCCTAAGCAATTTTGTAGCGTTCATTGAAATATTCAATTGCCACTTTTCCACGTTGCACACGTATTCCTTTTTGTTTCAATTCTTCATTTAACTCCCTAATCACTTTATATGCTTGGCTTAAACTTACTTCTAGTATTTTCATAATATCACTAGCATTATAAAAATATTTTTTTATCTTCATTATCCCTCTTTTCGTGCCATTCAAGGCTACATTTTTTCATATATTCTGCATATTCTTGTGCTTCTTCTTTTGTTTCGAAGTAATTGCCTGACTTATATATAGCGTCATCTCCTTCCACAAAAGTCTCAACTGTCTGTTCGACTTCAAAAAGAAAGTCGATGTAATAAAAATATCCTCCTCGTTCCGCTCTCCAACGTTTCTTAATACCATATTTTTCATTTATTACTCTTACTTTTTCTTTCAAAAGTTCTATATCAGAAGTTGGTACAGCGAATGGGAGATTGTCATATTTTTTTACAACTCCTAAAGTATAAAGTTGTTTATTTCTAATATCCCATCCAGGATATTCAAAACTTTTGGAATACTCTGTATTTACTCCTCTTTTTAAAACTTCTGTATTTTGTGATAATTTGCATATTATATAATCAATTCCGTCTTCTGTGATTAGTGTATCTATTATTTTTAATTCTAATACATCTTCTTTTTCCATTTTAATCCTCCTAATTATTTTGTTACAAAAAGTACCCTTTTCAATTAACCCTCTCTTTTATTAAAACGGGTCTCCGCTATCTTCATTTTCCGTAACTTCAACTGCATCTTCTATATCATCTTTGTTGTAAGTTTCGTTTTCATCAACTTCAACATGGACTGGGGTATCATCTAATTCGCTCGTATTTACTCCGCTTTCTTCTGCTTCGTACATTCCGCTTAATTCTTCAATAAATGCTTCTCTTAATGCTTGTGCTTTTGCTACTTTTGTTATCATTGTGACTGGTCGATTTTTCCAGTTTGTGTTTGGTGTTCCGTCTTTTTTAGTTCCTATATATTCATCAAAATTCACTTCAGCAGTAACAGGGTTATCCCAATCTTTTCGATAAACAGTACACCAAGCCCCAACCAATTCTTCTTTATCTTTTCTAAATATAGAGCCTTCACGTTTTATTAATTCTCCAGTTTCTTTATTTTCCACATATATCCCAACTTTTTTACCATTATATTGTGGATGTTGTATTGCCCTTTTTTCGATAGCGTCCTTTGCAACAACCACTGTTGCAGGGTCTTTATCAGTATATTTGATTAAATAGGCGTCCTTGACAAAAGGATTTAAATTTCTTGCCTTACACAGTTTCATAAAATACATAATTTCCTGATCTGTTACATTTCCCTGTCCACTTACCAAATATCTTTTTACAAGATTATTGCTTAACTTTACTTCGTCATTTCCTACTCTAAATACCATTAATCTATCATCATTTTTGTGTTTTTCGTTTCCTAGTCTTCCCATTTCTATATCCTCCTAAATTTGTTTGCTTTCTATTTTTATATATTCCAATCCGTAACTATCCACCAATTTTTTAAAGTCTTTCAGAAATTGGCTTGGAACTTTTGGAAATCTTAATGTAATATCGTAATACTTACTGTTTACAGCTGTTTTTTGAGTTTCCTTTATTTCATCGTTTTGTTGTTGTGCAGCCTTGATTGCTTCTTCTTTTTCTCGTTCTTTTTTTGCTTCAAGTTCAGCCAGTTCTCTTTGTTTTTCTTCTTCGGCTTTCTGTTTTAAATTTTCCTCAGTTTTTTGAGTTTCGTTTCTCTTTTTCTCGATCTCCTTAACTATTTCTGAATATTCTGAGTTCATTAAAAATTGTACAGCTTCAAAAACTATTTTAAATTCAATTCCCTTATTAGCTTTTTCTAATTCATTTTCGATAAACTGCTTCTTGTTTACCAAATTTTCTAGTTGCTCGGATAATTCAGATTCTATTTTATTCATAGTAAAAGTTTTATTTTTCCATTTCGGATTCTGCACAACGAACTGCTTTAAATTTTCATTTGTTACGAACATTCCGTTAATTTTTTTCTGTATTTCTTTTTGTTTTTCTTCCCATTGTTTTTCTTCAAATTCATCAATCTGTGTTTTAATGTTATTTGACAATGTTTTTACTTCTTTTTCCGAATCTTTTAATTTTTGAATAAAAGCGTTAATATCTTTTAGTCCTTCTTCTTGAACTCTTTTTCTAAATTCAGCAAGATTTTTTTCAAGTTTATTTAATTTTGTTCTTTCTGTTGCGGCTTCTTTTAAGCTATCCTCTGTTACAATCCAATTTTTGTAATGTTCTGTAACATTTGACATATATGTATCCAGCTGTTCAATATTACTTTCAACTTGTGCTGGAGTAATTTTTTTAATTACCAATTCCAATGTTTGTGTTTCACTCATCTTATCCTCCTATACTGCTAATTTTATTGTCAACGGCGGTTTAATGTCATTGACTATGAAACTGTTAAATTCAATTTCTTTTTGCTTTATCAACTCAATATCTTCTTCGTCACGTTCAATGAAATATTGCTTAATTTCGTGTTTATTATCTGCAAAAGCTAATTTTATATCAGCATACAATATCGAATATTTCCATCCAGTTACATACAGATAATGCTGGATTTGCAGATAATATTCAATCGGAATATCATTTTGCCATTTATCCTTGTAAATTTGATATGAATGGCACGTTGCCGTCTTAATTTCCAGAACTCCCATTTCTCCCATTTCGTTTTTTAGGGTTCCGTCAAGATTAGCACTCATAAAACTAAATTTAAGACTTTCAAGCGTTTTTTCAAGTTTACCCACAATGTAACTAGGGTTATTGATTTTAAAGTGTTCTATAAGCAGATTTTCGCTCAATTTGCCACGTTGTACTGCCTCGTTATCACTTAAATCTTCCTGTTCACGCCTGCCTGTTTTTTCTTCCCATAAAGTTACGGGATTTTTGTATTCATTATAACCCATTATGACACTCACATCGCTTCCTCCAATGTGCTTTCGCCTTATGTTGTGCCATTCTTCTTCGTTTTTATAACTTATTTCTTTATATTGCATATTTCTCCTTTAAAATCTTTAAATCTATTAGGCATATACCACAGCAACATAGCCACCAAAAATGGAGATACCACATTGCCTCCTGCTATCCAATGCCCTTTAACTCTAATTACTTCAATCTGAATCCAAATTGATGTCAGTATCAAAATCATCCATTTTGTTGCATTCGCTGTTGTTAGCATTTTCTTCCTCCAGTTCCTTGATTTCTTCCTTATCCATTTCTTTTTCCAGTTGTTCTCTTATGCTCATATCTCCTCTCTTTCTATATTGTAATTTACTATTTTAAATTTATTTTTATTTGTTATCTTTTTAAATTTAACTTTGATTATATTTCTATCTTTTGTTTCCAATTCCAGTGTTCTTTTATTCCTGTCAAGTGTATAAGACTCAACAGAATAATATTTTCTGAAAATTGATTTTACTTTTTTGCAATCTGTATTAATTCAGTTGCTTTTAAGCTGTTCAATTCTTTTATTAATTTTTCATTCGTTTTAATCACTCTCCTAATTCTTTTATTTTTAGTTTAAATTCCTTAATTTTTTGTAATACATCTTCTTTTCCATAAAAACAAGAAACTTCACAGTCTGAATATCGAACAGGTTTAAAGTATTTCTGTTTTTTCTTAAATCCTCTTAGCCAGAATCCATAATTTGTAAGTTCGATTGTAACTGATACTTGAGGATTATTTCCTCTAAGTTTTCTAAATTCCTCTATTGCTTGCTTTTCTTCTTTTTTATATTCCATTTAGCCTCCTAATTTTAGATTTTTAACAGCATTATAGATAAGTTTAATTTGATATATTGATATGCTTTTTTTGTTACCAGACTTGCTTTTAAAGGCTGTAAAAATCTTGTTTATTAATATCTTATCCAAACCCACAACAGTAATTGTTATAAGCTTGGTAAAACATCAATTACTTTTTAAATAATTTTTTGATTCTGTTTTTCAGTTTTTTGTTTTCTCTTTCCTTTAAAACCTTTTTGTTGTTTTCGTTTACTATTTGTAACGCTTCAAATTTCATCTTTCTACCTCCATTTTGTAATTGTTTTTCTTAGCCATATCCATTAAATTGGTATATGGTATATAAATATTTTTTATTCCCAAAGTTTTTATAAGATACATTTTTATGGGATAAAAATGTTTTCTTTGCATTATAAACTTATCGTTTTTGTATAAAGTGTATTTCATTTCACATCTCTCCTAAACTAAATTTTCGTTTTCTTCCTACAATTACACATTTTATATTCGATACATTGTGAATCATATCGGATTTTTTCATAATCTTTACCAAATCTTCGTTTCCATATTCTGATGGGCTTAATTCGTATTCATCGTATATTCCGTCGTATTCAAAACCTTTTATTTCGTCTTCTGTTATGTCAGGAATTTTCTTTTTCAGCTCTTTGAAACCACTATCATAGTATTCCATTTTGGCTATGCCTTGTTGTGGGTAACCAAAGCAATTTTCTTTTGCCCATTTTTCAATTATTTTTTCTTTTTCAGTCATTTTTTATCATCTCCTTTTCATCCGTTTTAATCGGATTAATTTAATAAAAAAAATTAAAGAGCCTATTTATTTATCTTACAAATATATTATATCCGATAAAATCGGAAATGTCAAGTTTTTTTTGATAAATTTTGAAAAAATAAAGTATAATATATTAAAGAGCCTTATAGAATGGAGAAAATTATGGAAACTTTAGGTATAACTTTAAAAAAATTAAGAGAGAGTAGAAATTTAACAATTGCTGAACTTGCAACTAAAGCAGGACTAGGAAGAGGAACAATAGGAGATATTGAAACAGGAAAAAATAAGTCTACAATTGCTACAGTAGATACATTATCTAAAGCATTAGGCTTGAATAAAAAAGAAAGAGAACAAATATTTGCTAGTATGTTACCTAGAGATATTGGAAAAAGATTGCTAGGTGATGATAGCGATGAATTTTTAGATGGACTTTTGGAACTTTTAAAATTAGTGGAAGTTGAGGAACAAAAAAGTATTTTAAATCTTATAACAGAGAAAGTAGAATATTTGAGTTTGAAAAATGGAAATTATAAACAAGTTGAAGGGTTAATTAATGAAGTAAAAGAAAAAATAGAAGAATTATAGATTGGAGTGATTTTATTGAAAAAGGAATGGTATAAAACTTGGTGGGGAATAATATTATGTGTTTTATTCTTTTATATTTTAGTACCTTATTTGGTGTGGACTAAAACAAATTGGAATAAAAATATAAAAATAGGAATAACAGTTGTTTGTATTTTATTGTTTATATATGGAGCGTCAATATCAGTTTCAGAGGGAATATCTGATAAGAATTTAACAAATGAGGCTGTTCAGGCATTGAATAATAACGATGTTGATAAATCATTATCAATACTTGAAAAAATTAAAAAAAATGAAGAGGGAATAAATTTAAGAATTGAATTAAAAAAAGCAAAGAAAATAGATTTCCTTTATGAGCTGGGAAAATTAACAGAAAATGAATACAATGCTTTGAAAAATAATAACTTAAATAAACAGTATTCAAAAAATGAACTTGTTAATAAATACATAGTTAAGGAATTAAAAAATATAGAAAATAAAAGAAATGAAGCATTAAAAATGATTGAAAAACAAAAGATAGCTGAAGCAAAAAGAAAATTTGAAATAAGAACTCAAGATTTATTGAAAAGAGCCCAATTTTCTTTGGAAGATTATTTAAAAAAACATTATTTAAAGGATCCAAATAGTTATCAGCATATAAATACAGAAGCAATAAAAACAACTGGAGATGATGATACTATAACAATAAATCAAAAATTTATAGCAAATAATTCATTTGGTGGAAAAGTTAGAATGTTTTGTATAGCAGTACAAAATATTAATACAGAGGAATTTACAAATTTACAATGTGGTAACAGTAACTAACAATATTTTGATATACGAAAAGATAATAAATTTTAAGAGCTTAAAAAAGGCTCTTTTTTTGTACAAAAATAACGTAATATTTATTTTTTTAAAAAACAACTTGACATTTCCGATTTTATCGGATAAAATGAATTAGAGGTGAGTAGAAATGAAAGAAAAGGAAAAAATAGCAACAGATATTTATTCAAAAATAAATATTACTCTTAAAAGAGAAAAGCTATCACAGAAAGTTATAGCTAGCAAAATAAATATGACTCCGCAAACTTTCTCTGATAATATGACAAGATTGGCGAATGGTAGTTTCCCTAAATTAGATTTTTTAATAGATATTCAACGTGAATTAAAAATTGATTTAGGGTTAAATTTTAACCATTAATTCCGATTTAATCGTAATTAATTGATTTTTTTGCTGTTAATAATTTTTCTTAACAGTTCAATGATTTCTTTTAATTTTTTATCATTATTTTCCATAAATAATCACTCCTTTCTTTGAAAAGATATGATTATTTTATTTGATGATAATGAAGAGAGAGGAGGTGTGAAGTGAATAGAATTGATAAATGGGTAATATTGAATTGGATAATACCAAGCATTACAGCAGGGATAGTATCATACTATATAGCAAAACATTTTAATATTATTCACGGGATATTGGTGTTGATATTAAGGGATATGAAAAAATTTTTTGGCATATAAAGTCAATACTGTAGTAATAAAAGCAACAATTAAAGGACAAAATACAGAACGCATAAATTCCAAAAGAAATTTTATCCAAAAATCTTTTTTGATATTTTTAACGTTTTGACAATAATCTTGAATAAATTTTTTGCCATAATCAGTAAGATAATAAATATCCAGTTTATGCCAAGTATTTATTTTATTAATATCTTGAATAATTTCATATTCCGAAATTATATATTTATTACTTTCAAAAGGTGCATAAATTTCAAAATCTTCCTCTTCCATTTCTTTTAATCTTAAATTAGTGGAATATTTTTCTTGAGGGAATTTTTTTAGAATATCATATTTATGGACTTTGTTGTTTTTATAGATATATTTTAATATTTTTATATCAATATCACTTAACATAGTTAATCTCCTTTAGTTTTATTAATATTATTATAACTCAAAAGGAGGTAAAAATGAAATAAAGGAGGTGTGAGATGCTATTAATTATTTCAGAAATATTAATAATATTTTTTCTAGTGCATTTTATTGCAAAATTAACAAAAAAGAATAAAGAATTGAAGAAAAAGATATTCAGCCTAAAAGTTGGAGCAGCATTAAAAGATTTTTATTTAGATAGAAACAAAAACGAAAAGAAAAGAGTAAAAACATTTAGATATAAAAATTATCAAGTTAAAAAGTAAATGAAAAAAGCACTCTCAAAAGTGCTTGAATAAAAGTATTGTAATTTGATTATATCAAATTTGTTAAGTTAAGTAAAGAGGTGTAAAAATGAGATTTATAACAACCCTTAATAATCAGAAATGTATGGAATGGAAAATAAACGCAACACAAGGCATTTTATTTTCTTTGCTTTATGAAGCAAATAACTGGGCTGTTGAAGAAATAATTGAAAATAAAACTTACTATTTTGTATCAAGAAACTTGATTATGGAAGAATTGCCTATGTTTTTTGAAAAAAGTGATACAGTTTATAGAAATTTAAAGATTTTACAAGAAAAAGGGCTTATTGAATATATCAAAAAAGGTAAAAAAGATTTAATAAGAATTACAGCAAAAGGTAAAAGTTGGAATTTCATAAAGCAAAAAGATAATTCGGAAAAAAATCCGAGCAATCTCGGAAAAAAATCCGAAAAAGAGCCAAAAAAATCGGAAAAAAATCCGACAAATAAAGATACTATATCTTATAAAGATAATAATATTATTAATAATAATAATATATATACTTCGGTAATTGAATATTTAAATGAAAAAACAGAACGTACAGGAAAAGAAAAATACAATCCAGAATCTTCTAAGACACAACGACTTATAAAAGCAAGGCGAAATGAAGGCTACGAACTGGAAGATTTTAAAAAAGTTATTGATAATATGTGTTTGGCTTGGAAAGGTACAGAATGGGAAGTATATTTAAGACCACAAACTTTATTTGGAAATAAGTTTGAAGATTATTTAAAACGAAAACAATTTATAAAAACAGGAGGAAATGATAATGCAAACAATAGCAGAAATGGTAAAGCAAAAGACAATAAAACTACAAACAAGCAAAGAAAACCAAACTACGACCTTGAATTTTAGCAAAACAGTTAATGTTTATAAATTCCCTAAAGAAAAGAGTGTTGGATTCCGACGATTGTTAAAATTGCCTGTATATTATGATAAATGTACTTTTGAAAATGCAAAAGTGTTATGTCAAGAAGAGGCAGAAATAAAAAAACAAATCCAAGATTATTGTAAAAAGTTTGACAAAGCACTAAAACACGGCATAGGTATATATATGTACGGTAAAGTAGGAGCTGGAAAAACATATTACAGTTTATGCGTATTCAACGAACTTGAAAAACGAGGATATAGAGTTTTAAGAACTTCGATAAAACAGATAATGAAACAAATATGGGAGGGATTTAAGGATTCAAAAATTGAAATTGAAATGTACAAGGCATTTAAGGAGTCTGATTTGATTATCATAGATGATATGGGTAAGGAACATATCAATGAAGGCTGGGGGAAAAGTAATTTGTTTGAAGTATTTAATTTTTTTGAAGAAAGTCAAAAATGTTTGATAATATCGACTAACTTAGATACCGAACAAATGCAGGAATATACAGATACATTAGGGTCTGCAGCTGTATACGACAGACTTAAAAAGAATTGTCAAGGCATTAAATTTAACTGGGAAAGTCGAAGAGCGGATGTAAACAAAGAAATTTTTGAAGAAATATTTGGATAGGAGGATAAATGCAAAAATTACAGGAAGAAAAGAAAAGGCTGGAAAGCAACAATGAAATTCTGAAAGAACAAAACAAAATTTTGAATGAACAGATGATGAAAAAATCTGAAAAGATAAAACAAAATGGTGTTCAGATAGAGGGAAACAGCAAGAGAATTAGGCAAATTGAGAAAATATTGAAAATTAAGATGAAAGAAAAATAAACAAAATATATAAAATCAGGAGGAAATAAAATGTTAGGAAATAACGTAGTAGACTATATGATAAACAGCTGTAAAGGAGCATACAATTTAGAAAATGCAAAATTAATTAAAAAGAACGTGGAAGACAAGAAAGTTCAGTTTGTGTTCAAGAGAAGTGATTTAAAATTAAATATTGAATTTGCAAATGATAAGATTTCAGGAATTATATATAATAATTTCTTAACTGATTCACAAAGAGAAAATGTAACAGAATCTGAATATTGCACAAGATTAAATGAAATGCTTGAAATTACGGATATTGATGATATGAATAAACTTGATGAAATTTCAAGAAATATTATCAAAAAAATAAATTCAGAAAAATTGTTTGGAGAAAATTCAAAGGAATTATTATTGAATAGGGAAGATAGAGAAAAACTTGTAAAAATAAAAAGATTTTTCGGAGCAGAGCCGCAGCTGCTGAAATTGTATGAAGAAATCGAAGAGTTACAGGAAGCTCACAAAAATTGGCGTAAATCATTTTATAAAGACAACAGCAATATGATTGAAGAAATAGCCGACTGTTTTGTTATAGCTTTACAAATCAATAAAGTGAAAATGATTAAAAACGTTATTAAAGGCTTAGTTGACAACACTAAGATATTCAAGACTGAAATGATTGAAAAAATCATAAGAATGGTTAAGTTTAAAATCAATCGTACAGTTGAAAGAATTGAGAAAGGACAATACGGAACATACAAGATTGAATATAAAACCACTAAAGCGACACAGAAAGGCGTGAGCGAAGAAAAAAACGAACAGCCAATAAATTCCCCAGCGAAATCATTTAGCGTTGCAGAAAGCAAGAAACAGAGCCGTGAGGAAAAGGAGAAAACAAAAAAGGAAAACAAGGTTTTTGAATTTGTGAAAAAGAATGAGCCATATTATTACCAAGCACGTGATATTCAGCTAAATACCAAGATACAGGCTAAGGAATGTACAAGAATTGTTGAAAAATTTATTGATGAGGGCAAAATAATGATTACAAAAAGAGGAAAAGATGGAATATACGGAGCAACGCTTGCAACTGTTCAGGAAGCAGAGGTAGTTGAGTAATGGCAACAAACGCAGGGAAAAAATTTGAGGAAGATTTCAAAAATAGTGTTAATACTGATGAAATCTTTTTACAAAGGCTAAAAGACGGAACAACGGGAACTGTGAACGGGCAAATGGTTAGATTTAAAAACAAGAACTTATGTGATTTTTTACTTTTCAAGGACGGCTTGCTTGTCCTTGTTGAGTTAAAATCCTTTTTAGGAAAATCAATGCCATTTTCTAACATTAAAGATACAGTTGATGAACAGCAGACGTTTTTATATAACTTGAGATTGGAAGCAAGAAAAAACAATGTGAAAGCTTATATGATTTTAAATTTCAGGGAATTAAATGAGACTTATGCAATAGATATTCATAATTTTGACGAATTTTACAAAATGACGAATAAAAAAAGTATCAGCATAAATGAAGTAAGACAGATTGGAAAACAGTTGTTTCAACATAAAAAAATAAAAAGTTTTAGATATGTGATAGATGATTTATTCAGTTAGGAGGGAATAATGGCAAAAATAAATCATACTAAAGAAATTGAGGAAATTTTTAGGGAATATCCTGAATTAAAAAATGCAGATGATGTAGATACCCATTTGCTTGTTAAAATTTGCGAAAAACATAACTGGAATATAAATGACATAAAAGAGAAAATATCAGTTGTAACTCTTTGCAAAAGAAGACAGGATATTCAAAAAAGAAAAGAATTTGCTCCCAATGATGAAGTCTGGGAAAAAAGACAAAAACTTGGCTCAATATTAAAAGCAAGGTATGGTAAGAAAGGTTGATCTAAAATGTCTAAGAGAATGTCAAGGGAAAATCAAAAACTAATATACTGGTTTATAGATTGTTACGCCTATAAATTAAAAGGCGTAGATATTAACTGGAAAAGTAGCAAGGAAAAACCAAATATTTCTGATTATTTTCTTTACAAGGCAAAGGAAGACTTGAAAAAACTTTATATTAAGCATAGCGGAATTAATTTGAAAGGTTACAAGCCTTTTAAAAATATAGAAGAAAAATTAAGAATCAGACTGAACGAAGTTTTAGATAAGAATTATACTAAGGAAACCAAGATAAATATTGTAACAAATGATTTGATAGATTTTGTCCGGGAAGAAATGCAAAGATTTTTATTAACTCTTACAGGCACATTCAGTCTAAAACTTGATATGATGAGTAATAATGGAGCAATAGCCTTTACTAATTATTTATTTGATTATTTTCTCCAAAATGATATAGCAATGTGGGAAGAAATGCAAATGCTATATAAACAGCAGAATGAGGAAAAATATATTTATGCGAAATTAAAATATAAACGTTGTGCAGTATGCAATAGAACTCCAGTTGATTTTGAACATTGGCAGTCGGCTGGAAGTTTGGGAGGTTATGCTAATGATAAAGGACAAGGAAGATATATTTCACTTTGTAGGCAACATCATACCGAAAAGCATAATATTGGAGTAGAAGCATTTGAAAGAAAATACAACGTAAGGGGTATTTATTTAGACAATGAACAGATAAAGGAACTGAAAAAGGTTTATAAAAATCATTTTAATGCGTTTAAGGAGGAGATATGATAAAAATATATTTATTAGTTGCAACAATTTTTTTAGAAATTTTATTTATATGGTTTGAATTAGATGAACTACAAAATTGGTACAAAGCAATCGAAGATCAAATGTTTAAAGATTTTAGTACTAGAGAAACTCAAAGAAAATATGCGAGAAAAAAAGCAATCAAAAGTATAGTTAAAATACTATCAATAGGCTTTTTAGCAATAGGTGGAATTTCGTTTTTAAAATAGTTCAGTCACAGAAAGTCATTTTTATTAGAAAAAAATTAGGAGGATAAAATGTTAGATATAATTATGAGAGCAATAAATGTACTACTTACTGTAACAACAGTTTTGATATTAATATGGTTCATTTTTAGCTCAGTAATAAAATTTAAAAAGAATATAGCAATATTAAAATTTAGAATAACAAGCATAATAGCATTTTTAATTGGTATGTCAATAAATTTATTTGTAATTTATTGTTTAATTTGGCTTATTAATTTTTTTGCAATTAGAGTATAAAAAACAATCAAAATAGTTGAAAATATGAATAAAATAAGGTATAATAAAGGAGTGATGGAATGCTTACTAAAGAGCAGATAGAAGAAATAAAAAAAGATAGAAATTTGTTATTTTTTATAATAGATATTTTAAAATTAAAAAAGAATAACAAAAAGACAGAAGCAAGAGCGATAATAGAAAATGGAAAAGTAGTAAGAAAACTTTTTTTGAAAGATAGAATAGAATAAGTTGGCAAAAACTTAGAACTTGTGAGCCGATTTATAGATAAACTATAGAAATATAGTCTATTTATAAGTCGGCTTTTTTTGTTTAATTTTCCTCTTGATTTTATATATAGTGTAGCCTTTTAGGTGGTTGGGATTTGGTGGGATTCAGAAAATGGAGTGATTTTATGAAAATAGAGAAAATAAACATTAATTTTATAAAGGAATATGAGAATAACGCAAAGCAACACGATATAGAGCATATAGAGAAAATAAAAAATTCTATTAAAAATTTTGATTTTATGCTTCCGCTGTTAATAGATGAGGATAATATGCTGTTAGCAGGACACGGACGGCTATGTGCCTTGAAAGAATTAGGATATAGCGAAGTAGAAGTAATAAGGCATTCTCACTTATCTGAGGAACAGAAAAGAGCTTATATAATAGCAGACAATCAATTGACACTTGCAACCGATTTTGACAGGGATAAAATTCAAAAAGAACTAATGGAATTAAAAAACTTGGATTTTGATATTTCTATTTTAGGTTTTGAAGAAAAGGAATTAGAGGATTTGGTAAAAGAGATTGATTTTCAACCAGTATCTGAAGAGGAACAGCCAAGACTTGATAAACTTGATCCAAAATATATAACTTGTCCACATTGCGGGGAGGTGTTCGATGCAAGAGAACAGGAATGATTTAAAAATAGACTGGTGTGATTTTAAAGCAGCGGAATATGCCTGTAAGAACTGGCATTATTCAAAATGTATGCCAGCAGGTAAGACAGTTAAAGTTGGCGCTTGGGAAAATGGGAAATATATAGGATGTGTTATTTTCTCAAGAGGTGCAAATGTAAATTTGGGAACACAATTTGGATTGAAACAAGATAGGATTTGTGAACTCACAAGAGTTGCATTAACTAATCATAAGCATTTCGTAAGTGAAATATTGGCTAAGGCAATTAAATTTCTTAAAAATAAATGTCCAGACTTGTATGTGATTATTTCCTATGCTGATACGGAACAAAATCATAAAGGCGGAATATATCAGGCGACAAACTGGATTTATTTAGGAAGAACAGTTGGAGAAAGATATTTTATATTAAATGGCAAAAAGACGCATCCAAAATCAATTCATAGTAAATATGGTAAAGGCTCTCAAAGTTTGACATTTTTGAAAAAGATAGATTCAAATGCAAGTGAATATTATACAAAAGGAAAACATAAATATGCCTTTCCATTAAATAAAAGAGTAAAAAAGGAATTGGAAAAAATAAAACAAGAATATCCAAAACGATTTGATGAGGGTGTTGTAATAAGAAAATATGAAAAACTAGATTTGAATTAAAGGACAAGGAGAAATGACAAATGACATAAAAGAACTGATTAAGTACGAATATGAGAATGGAACAAGCATAAGGGCATTGGCTGAAAAATATAATCAAAAAGTAGGAACTATCAAAAGTTGGATTAGTAGAGAAAAGTGGGTTAAAAAAAAAGAAAATAGTGCAACCATCAAGAAGAAAAATGCAACCGCAAAACGCAACCAGTTGCAAAAGGTTGCAAACAATAAAGAAACACAAATAAAATCAGACATAATTAACGATGTTCCAAAAGATGAAGTAATGAAAAAATATGATATTTCAGAAGTTACATACTACAGAAAAGCCAGAAGTATAAGACAAATGAGATTAGAAGCAACCGAAAAACAGGCACAGAAGATTATAGATGAAGTCTATTATGATTTGCCTGACTTTTTAAGAAATATAGCAATAGCAAAAAGGAATACAGCGATAAGGATTATACAAATAATCAATAAAAAAGAAAATTCTGAAAAAGAGGTTGCAGCACTCGAAAAGAAATTAAGTTTAATTGTAAAAACAGAAAAGGAAATAATGCGGACTGGAAAACTATTAACTAACTATGAACTTCTTGAAGTTGAGGCACAGTTAGTAAACGAGGGAATACAGTCTGAAAAAGTTGAAATTGAAAAATTGAAACTTGAAGATGAAACAGTACAAGATGCAAAAATAGAATTCAATTTTAAAGAAGACAACGCAATAGAAGAAATGGAGGATAAAGAAAATGAGTAACCAAAATGAAAATCAAAATACTACTACTCAAATGCCAAATGAGGAAACAAAAGTAAATGAAAAAGTTGAAAAATTATTAGATGAATTTGCTGAAAAATATTTAGACGGATTTAGCTTTGATAAAAATGTAACTCTTAAAATTAGTGGAGAAGAAATGAGATTTGGATTGGGAACAAATAACATTTTATATGATATAGATTTAAATGAAGAAGAGTTTAATAAAAAAGTAGATTTTTTACACAACATCAAAACACAAGATACATCAGGTGTTAAATTCCAGTATAGAGTGATAACTAAAAAAGGTGAAAATTTTGTAGTTAAATATAAATCGGATAGTGAAATTGTGGGAGATGGAAAAGTAAAAAGAACTAGAGAGAAGTTTGAGGTGTAGAAAATGGCAAGAAAAACAGAAGTAGAAGAAAAAACAGAAGTAGTTGAAATTCCCTCAAATAAAATTACTAAAGCAATGCTTGATGAAAGAATTGAAAGAGGGGATTTTAGATTAGTCAAAGGCTTTAGGTTTAGAGATGGTGGAAAAGAATTGAAAGTTGATTATAAAGATGTAGATAGGAATTATTTTATAAATGACAATCCTTTAATAAATCATTTCAAGGAACTGCATCCACATCAAGAATTTATAATTCTGGAGTAATGATGAAAGTTGAGTTAGATATTAATAATCATTTTAAAAGATTTATAACAGAAAGCACAGCGGATATTTATTTTCTTATTGGTAGTTATGGAAGTGGTAAAAGTTACAATGTAGCAACCAGGCTTATTATTAATAGCTTTAGAGAGAAAAGAAGAATATTAGGAATAAGAAAAGTATATAGAGATATAAGAGATAGTGTATTTGCTGATTTAGTCGATGTTATAAATGAACTTGAATTGAATGATTATTTTATTATTAAAACAGGACGGCTAGAAATAGAAAATAAAATAACAGGAACTAAATTTATTTTCAGGGGATTAGATGAAGTTGGACGTTTAAAATCAATAAAAGGTATTACAGATATATGGATAGAAGAGGCAAATCAATGCAACAGGAATGATTTTAAGCAATTAAGATATAGACTTAGAACGCCAAATATAAAAATGAATATGTATATAAGTACAAATCCAGCAGAGCCTGATAGTTCTATTAACTGGACATATTGGTTTTTAACAGAATATTTAAAAGTATCTGAGGAAGTATTATATGAAAAAAAAGAATTTATAAAAAAAATAAAGGATTCTGAAACAGGATATATTCAAAGAATTTATGTCAATCATTCAACTTATAAGGAAAATAAATTTCTCCCCAAAAGTGCGATTGCAGAACTTAATATGGAAAAAGATCCGTATTTAGTAGAAATTGCACAGAAAGGGCGATTTGGCTATCACGGTGATTTTGTTTATAACAATATAGAAAAAGCAAGTAATGAATATGTTGATGAACAAGTTGCACGATTAGGGATTGAATGGCATATTGCTGGAATGGATTTTGGATTTGAAATTTCATACACAGCTGTAATAAGAGCGGCCATTGATTATGATAATAATATCCTTTATGTTTATGATGAGTTTTATAACAAAGGAATGACAAATGCTCAGATATTACAGGAAGATTTTTTGTATGATATTGCTGAAGAAGGGATAATAATATTTGCTGATTATGCAGAACCAAAAACAATTCAAGAATTTAAGATGAATGGAATATTGATGAAAAAAGCGGATAAAATGGTTGGTAATGTGTTAGGACGTATTGGTAAACTTCAATCCTTTAATGAAATTGTGATTGCTGATAGGTGTTTAAATACTTATAGGGAATTAAAAAATTTAAAATATAAAAAAGATGAAAATGGTGTAGCAATCATAGGGGATAAAAAGAAAATGTTTAACTTTGACCCACATACTAAAGACGCATTGGATTATGCTTTGTCCAGATATAAACAGCGAGATTTGAAAAGCAGATACAGAAATAAATTGTAGGAGGTGAAAAATGTTTGGTTTTTTTAAAAAAGTTTTTAAGAGAAATGTAAATAAATCGTTTGATTTTAATGATTTTCTTCAATATTATAAATCATTCAATCTTAGTCCCTACAATATTAACGTCAACAAATTATTAACGCAATTGCCAGAAAATCCATTTATAAGTTCAGCATTGGACAAAATGCAACAAGGATTTTATGCAATAGACTGGAGCGTATTTGAAGGGGAGAAAAAGGAAAAACAGGAAAAGAAAGAAAATATAGTTTACAGAAGTTTGACAAGTCCCAACATTACAATGGATACGAATGACTTTTTATATTATTGTTATTTGTATTGGACTATTTATGGAGAGTTTTTAATCCATAAGCAAAAACTTTTCAACAAATATGATTTATGGGTATATGCTCCGAGCGAGTACACAATAGAATTTTATGACAATATTTTGCTTGGAATAAAAAACATAGAAATAAATGGAATAAAGTATTCCGGAAAAGATTTGGAAAACTTTGCCTATAAGCGAATACCAAATCTATACAGCAAAAAAAGAGGACTAAACCGTATAACATCATTAGTATTATTACACGATTATTTTTGTCTTATAAGTCGTTGGAATAACAGTATATTGAAAAATAGTGGAAAAAGACAATTTTTAATATTGTTAGATCAGCTGGCAACAGGAGAAACTGTTGAAAAGGTTCAGGATAGAATAATGGAAAGTAGTGGCTCTGACGCAATAGGAAAACCAATAGTATTAACTGGATTTGATGAAAATTCAAAAATACAAATGTTGGATTTTGCACCAACTGATTTTGATTATATGAATGCTTTAGTTGAAATAAGGAATATAACATCAAATGTTTTAAATGTTCCTGATTTGCTTATAGGTGGTAAGGATAATGCAAAATACAATAATATGAAAGAAGCAAAAGAAGCACTTTATACGGAAAATATTATTCCAGCCTGTAAACAAATAAAAGCTACTATAAATCGGTTGTTTTCAAATGATTTTAAAAATTCTGAAAGAATTGACTTTATTACTGAAGATATTGAAGTTTTAAAAGATAACAAATTAGAATTGATAAATACTTTAAATGCTTCTGAAATTCACACCGTTAATGAAAAAAGGGAAAAATTGGATTTGGATTCTATTCCAAATGGTAATGTTATTTTAATAAAAGGTATGCCAGTAACTTTTGATGAAGTTATAAATGGAGAAAAAGAACCAATTGACAATAATTCAAGTACGGAGGATTTATAGGAAATGGCTAAGAAAGTGAATAAAAAAGAAATGCTAAGACAGGCAAAAGCATTGAGAACTGTTAGAGGACGAGTAACTAAGTATATCAAGAATAAAACAGATTTAGCTTTTAATGATTTGGCTGATAGTGTTGAAGCAAATGTGGAAACAATAACAATTGATTTTAAAACTTTCAAAAAAAATATTGGAAAAATATTAATTGAAACTCATAAACGAGCAACTGAAGAGTCAATAAATGCAGTAGATGAAATGTATGGGCTAAGTAAAAAAGTACCAAATTTCAATGATATTGTAGACAAAAGATTGAATGATTTTAATAAAAAAAAGGCTGCTGAAACAGTAACTAAAATTGATGAAGTAACAAAAAATAAAATAAATAAAATAATAACTGAGCGACAGGCGGAAGGCTTGAATGCTAAGGCTATAGCTAAGGAGGTTAAGGACAATGTAAAAGGAATGACCAAAGACAGAAGTTTGACAATAGCAAGAACAGAAACATCTAAAGCAAGTGGTTACTCTATGCACGAATTAGCAAAGGAAACTTTGGTAAATACTAAGGTTTGGATACACGTAGGTGGTGGGAAACATCACAGGGAAAATCATTTGGCAATGGATGGGGAGGAAAAGCCTATTGACAAACCTTTTTCAAATGATTTGATGTATGCTCACGAAAGTGGTGCCAAGGCTAAAGAGGTTATAAATTGTTATTGTATAACAACATATAAATTTAAAGTATAGGAGGTAATAATGCCAAAAGGGATATTCCAAAAGGATGTTGGAACAATTATAGAAAAGTCTGATATGGAAAAAGGAATTATTGAGGGAATACTCACAAAAGGAAAAGTTTTGGATAGTTACGGAGATTTCTTTTTGGAAGAATCCATTAATAATTTTAAGACAAAAGATAATTCAAAAACAGCCTTTCTATTACATCAGCACAAAAAAGACAGTGAATTGGGAGTAATGGAGTTATGGGCTGAAAATGGAGATTTAAAATTTAGAGCTAAACTGGATTTAGAAAAAGATGATAATGGAAATTATCTTAATAAAGAGGCTGCAAAAATATATTCACTTATGAAATTAGGTGCAAAATATGATATGTCAGTCGGTGGTAGAATTCTAAAAGGCGAAATGGGATATGTTGAAACTGAAAAAGGACAGGTTAGAGCATATCTTATAAAAGAATTTGAAGTTTGGGAAGGCTCAATGGTTATCAAAGGAGCAGTACCAGGAAGTAGTGTATCAACATTTAAAAATTTTAAGGAGGAAAATATGGATAGAGAAGAATTAATGAAACTTTTTGTAGAATATGAAAAAAATGTGCAGAAACAAATAGATGTGATTAATGAAACTTTGAAAAAAGAAAATATAAGTGCTGAGGTAAAAAAGCAGCTTGAAACTGTTAAAGAGGATTTTGAAAAATCATTGGAAGATTACAAAGAGGGATTTGAAAAATCAATTGAGGACAAATTAAATGAATTTGCTAGAGAGTTCAAATCAATAAAGGAAACTGAAAAAGAATTGACAGAAGCGGACTTGGAAAAAGAAATTGTAGGATTTATGAAGTCGGTTAATACGGATTCCAAAGGCACAGTTAAAACTTTTTTAGATTACTTGGAAATTGAAAAAGCAACAAATACTAAAACAAGTGGAGTAGCTCCAGCAGTATTGCAACAATTAAGCAGAACAATTTTAAGAAGAGCTCAAGATGTTAAAAATATATGGGCATACGTTTCTAAAATGTCAATGTCTGAATATTCTATAAAAGTACCTAGAGAAACAATAGGAACTACGGAAGTTAAATTTATTGGAGAAACAGCAAACAGAACTGAAACTAATATCAATCTTTTGGATAATGTTGAATTAGAATTACACCAAATCTATGCTTTGCCAATTTTCTCAAATAAATTAATCGCAACAGATGTAGTTGGATTTGTGGCATTGGTATTAGAAAGAGTTGCTGAGAACTTTACTAAAAAGATTTCTGAAAAAATAATGTTTGGAACAGGAACTGGAGAGCCATTTGGAATATTGATAGATTCAAATGTAACGGCAAGGGCATTGACTTTTACAGGAGCTAATGGAGATTATGACACAATAGCAAAAGCAAAATATAAATTAAAACAAGAATATGCTGACAGGGCCGTAATTGTAATGAATAGAGAATCAGCACCAAACTTTTTCTTGTTGAAAGATACAACAGGAAGACCTTTATTTTTAGAGGCATACGGAGAAGCAAAACAAGATAGATTAGGGAATTTGCCAATTATTTATGATGATACTTTACCAGTATTCGATACTGCAAATACTGGAGATGTAGTTGTATTAATTGCTGATTTATCAAAATATTTAGGTGTAACACATACAAATTATAATATCAAGATTGCTGACAATATTACAAATAAAGGATTTACAGGATATTACTTTGAAACAATGGTTGGTGGAAATGTGATGTTGCCTGAAGCCTTTGTGCCAATAAAGAAAGCATAGGAGAAAACTAATGAAAGCAATAATTACATTAGGACAATATGAAAAATTAACAGGAGTAACGGTGGAGCAGGAACAGTCTGGCTTCATCGAAACTCTTATAAAAGCAGCGTCTGATATGATTGAAAGTTATATTGGTTATGATTTGGAAAAACAGGATAGGAAAGAAATAATCCAAAAGAAAATAAATATCAGTAGATTATGGGTTGCCTATCCTCCAATGAATGAAATAAAATCTATAACTATAAATGATAAAGCAATATCAGAAGACGACTATATGAATACAACAAAGAAAATAGAGTTTACAGATATGTTCTGTTCCTGTAACTGTGGATGTTCATTTTCATTTAAAGACAAAATTGTTCTTAACTACAATTCAGGATTTATTTTTGGAGAAAATGGGACAGTTCCAAATGATTTACAGTATTATGTAGCAATGCTTGTTAAGTCAATGTTTTTGCTTAGTCAGGATGATGAAGCACAAAAATATTCAAGTTATAAAATTGATGACATTGCTTATAATTACAAGGATAATGAAACTTTTATGAAACATATAGTACCAATATTGAAAAGGTTGTTGATTTAAATGGGTGTAGAAATAAAACTTAATTTAAAAGAATTTGAAAAAATGAAAGAAATACTTGAATACTTAACAAGCCATACAATAAAAGTTGGTTTTATAGGTGGAGAAAGTAATAATGGAACAAAAGTATCTGAGTATGCTTTTTATGTTGAATTTGGCTGTGGTAAGGGTAATGTTCCACGTCCATTTTTTAGAAATGCTACCAAAGATATTGAGGATTATTTAAATAAAACTTTAAAGCCTGTGATAATGCAGGCAATAACAAATGGATCAGATGGAACAACTGTACTAAATACAATAGGAGTTGAAACCGTAAGACTTATACAGCAAAGTATAAATAAAGGCGGTTATGCTGCAAATAAAGATAGTACATTAAAAAGAAAAAAAGGAAGTAAACCACTTGTAGATACAGGAACTATGATTTCTTCAGTAAGATTTGAAATAGAGTAGGTGAATTTATGGATAGTGTAAAAATACCAAGCCGTTTTTTTAAGGAATTGACATTATCAAGAACCGCACCTGAATGGGTGAATGGGGAACTTATACCCGAAACAATAGGAAAAAAATTTAAAGGAGCATTATTTGATTTAAAAAATTCCGATTATATTAAATTCCAATCACAAGGAACTACACTTGGATTTGAAGATAGAAAACTTTATACAACTGAAAATATCAAGATAGATATAAAAGATGAAGTTATAGACCATTTGGGAAATAAATTTAGGGTTGTAGGGAAAAAAGATTATAGACAGAATGGACACGCAAATTTGATAATTTGTTATTTGGAAAGGTTAAAAGATGGACAAGATTGAAGATTTTAGAAAATTGTTGAATAGTTTTAGTGATAACAAATGGCAAATAATCAATGGAGATATATTGGCTCAAACTCCAAACTATCCATATATTGAAATGTTTATAATAAATTACAGTCCAGACTTTCATAATCAAAGTGTAGAAGTTGTAGAAAAAGAAAACAAAACTTTAGTAGAACAGAATATAAAAACACATAATGCAACACTTCAGCTTAATTGTAGACACAAAAGTTTGACAGAATCCGTTGCATTAGCTAATGAACTATTTAAAATTATTAACTATGTAAAAAGAGAAATAATTAATAATAATGGTTTTGGAATAAAAGATATGTCAAATATAAAAAGTCTAAATGACTTTGAGGGTGGAAAATGGAATTACTGTTATTCATTTGATGTTGAAATTTCCTTTGATGTTATTGAGGATAGAATAATTGAATCAATTGAAACAGTAAAAACAGATATAAAAAATAAACAGGAGGTAATAAGAAATGAGTAACATTTTATCACAGAATATTAATGACGTTAATGTTACTGTAGTAAGAGAATACATAAGTAATTATAATGTGGACTTGGCTGTTCACAGACTGGTAACCGTTGAAAAGAATATACCGCTTACTAAATTAGAGCCTAAAACGGCTTTAAAAACAATGGTATCTCCAACCAATGAGGGTGGATTGGGATTGGAAAGTACAGATAATATTTATAAAATGGTTGAAAAATATTTGTCGCAAACAATTGAAAGCGGAGGGACAACAATTGCTTCAGACCATTTTTGGATACAAGGGATTAAATTTAATCCGCAGTCAGATGATTTGACACTTGCATTGACGGATAAACTGGAAAATTCAAAAGACGATGCAGACAATTATTTTTGGATTTTTGACATTCAAAACAAATCATTTAATGAATGGCTAGCGTCGTTTGTAACTAGAAATTATAACTTTGCTCTTATTGAAAAAGGAGAGGAAACGGTAAGTGATTTGGAAAAAACAGATAGATTATTTGCCATTGCTAATCCAAAAGTAAATGTAAAAATAAATGATACAGAAACGCAAGAATATTTAAACCCAAAAGGAACATTGGTGTCAGCATTAGGTGGTGGAATATTTACCAGACTGGCGACAGAGGGATTTGGAATGCGTATTAAACATAAGACATTACAAGGAATAAGAACATATAATACACCATTATATTTAAATAATGTTCCTTTGACAAATGTAAAATTAAATACTTATAAATCCAACAACATAGCAACATATGAAAAGGCTTGGGGCGATGGAATGGTATCAAGTTCAAGAACTTTGGGCGGAGATTTATTTGCAGACGAAAGAATTGCAATAGACTACATAATATTTACTAATACAGGTTCAATTCATAAGTTGTGGAACTCGCAAATTGGAGTACCTTATGATGACAAAGGTATTTCAATTATAGAAAGTAAATTAAATGATAATATGAAAGCGGTAGGACAAAAAGGTTGGTTGGCTTCAAGAAGTGCAAAGTCAAACGATTACGCTTATACTGTAAAAGTTCCAGAACGTATAAATGTGCCAAATCAAAATGTGGCTGACAGAGTTCTGAATGATACATCAATAGACTTTACACTTGCAGGACAGATTGAAAACTTGAATTTAAGACTAAATTGGAAAACAACATTAGTATAGGGAGGTAATGGAAAATGAAAGATGTAAACAAGGTTAGCATAACCTTAACATCTCCAACTGGGAGAACAAGAGTAATAACAGCTGTTTCAATAAATCCAGCACAAAATAATCCTAATTTTGCACATTCAGATGCAGATATGAATGGAGATGTAGTAACAATATTGACAAGATCCACAGCTTCAGCTTATGAAGTAGTAGTTAGACAGAATAGTGGACATTTTAACTTTTTAAATAACTTTATACAGGACTGTATGGATGAAAGTTCTTTGGGAACTGGATTATTTAAAAATACATCTAAAAAAGGAAGTCCAGAAGTACACGTACTTGGTGGAGTTTCAGTAGCACAAAAAGAAAGTGGGCAACATGATAATTCAAATGTAGACGCAACATTCTCAATATTAGTTGAGAATGTGGAAAGACGTTCAATATAAAATATTTATAGGAGGATAAAAAATGCCAAGTTTAAAATTAAAAAACATATATATGAAAGATGAAACAGGTAAGGGATATAAAAAATATGATGAAGTAATAGTTGAGTATCAGGATAATGGAGATGATGAAAAATTTGCAAAAATAGTATCGGCTTATACAGAGGGAAGAGCAGATGTATTGGATACTTATGACGCATTAGCTGAAGATATGATAATTTCCCCAGAGCAATTTAAAGAACATAAGAATTTTGGGAAAAATGCGGCTGCTATTACACAGAGGTTACTCCCTTTTTTGTTGAAATTTGGCAACGAAGATATGATCGAGTCAAACAAAGAGCTAGAGATAGAAGAAATAGATGGGCAATAATTTTTGAAAATAAAATGGGAAGTATAAATGAAATTCTAAATATGGATAACGATACATTTTTGGAAATGAAAATTGCAAGAGAAGATTGGATAAAGGAGGTTAAAAAAAATGGCAAATGATATGATTATAAATATTAAATCTACGGCTGATAAAAGTGGAATTGACGCTGTTGATAAAGCTGTTGAGGATTTAACCTCTTCTTCAAAAAAAGCGGGTAAAAGCGTTGATGAACTTGGAAATGAAGTGAAAAAAGCAGGTAGAGGTAAATCAGAACTTGACAAAGTGAAAGATGGTTTAGGTGGAGTTGGAAAAGGAGCAAAGGACGCTAAAAAAGGTGTTGATGTTTTAGCCGGAGGATTTAAAAGTTTAATGGCATCAATGCTTCCTGTTTTAAGTGCGGCTGCAGTTGTAGGTTTTGTAAAGAAGTCGTTGGAAGTGTTCGGAGAATTTGAAAAAGGTATGAATGCAATTTTTACTTTATTACCTAAAAAATCAGCGGAAGCTGAAAAAGCAATGGGAACTAGAGTGAGAAATATGGCTAAAACGTATGGTATTGAAATGGCGGACGCAACAGATGCTGTGTATAATGCTTTATCTGCTGGAGTATCCGAAGATAATGTTTTCAAGTTTGTTGAAACAGGAGTAAAGGCAAGTAAGGCTGGTATGGCAAGTTTGAGTGACGCAACAGCAACACTTAACACTATAATGAATAACTACAGAAATGATAATTTAGATGTAATGAATGTTTCTGATTTATTATTTGCTACGATAAAAAAAGGGGTAACATCATTTCCAGAATTAGCAAGTAGTATTGGAGATGTACTGCCAACAACAGCGGCAGCTAATGTATCATTTCAACAAGTTGCGGCCACAATGGCAACGTTGACAGCTACAATGGGTAAAGGTTCAACTGCTAAAGCTGGAACATCAATGAGAGCAATGTTTGAAGAATTAAATAACTCAGGAAGTAAAACGTACAAAATGTTTAAACAGTTGAATGGTGGAGTTGATTTTAAAACGTTTATGAAAAATGGTGGAAACGTATCAGATGCACTGGGAATGATTGAGAAAAAAGCACAATCAACTGGGAAAACAGTGGCTGATATGTTTACTTCTGTTGAGTCAAAAAAGGCTGTAAATATTCTTACTTCAAATAAAAAAGTTTTTGATGAAAATTTAGAAGAATTTAAGAATGTAGCTGGAGCAACTGATGAAGCCTATAAAAAAATGAACAGAGGTTGGGCCGCTGCTTCAGGAAGATTAAAGGCTGGATTTCAAGATACAATGATTAGTTTTGGAGATGCAATTGCACCAGTAGCAGAATTGATAGGAACAGGATTAATCGGAGCATTAAATCTTGTAACCCCATCTATTGATTTGCTTGGGCAAGGAATAGATAAGGTTCTTGAACCAATTAGAAATTTACAAGAGGCTTGGGGATTTTTAAACAATAAATTTGAAAATCAAAATCAAGCACAAGAAGCATTAAAAGAACTTTCGCCAGAAGTGCGAAATCTTATTGAACCATTATCACAAGTTAAGTCGAAATTTGATGAAATTTCATCAGCGTTTGGTTCGGCATTTTCAGAAGCATTACCTAAACTACAAGAAGCCTTTGGAGGAGTTTTTGACGCTTTTATGTCAAGTTTTGTAGAACCTATACAAGAAAAAGTAAATGAAGTATTCAGCAATCTTTTTGGGGATTTTAATATTGATGATATTAATTTTGGGGAAGTATTTCAATCTATGTTTGACGGAATAATCACATATGTTGAAATTATTAAACCAGTAGTAGAGGGATTGGGAACTTTGTTTAATTCAACATTTTCAATAATAATGGATGTCGCTGGAATGGCTGGGCAGTTTGTTATTGATACACTTTCTAAAATGGGAATTTCGAGTGAAGATTTAAAAAGTTTTTTCCAAGATTTAGGTACAATAGCAGGTGCTGTATTCGGTGGAATAGGAAAAGTATTGCAAACTGCTTGGAGTGTAATTAAACCAATATTAGAAAAAGCGATAGGTTTAGTATCTGATTTAGTTGGTTGGATAGGAAAGGTAAGTTTTGACGGAATCTCAAAAGGTGCAAGTGCATTGGCTGGATTCTTAGGTGGAGGAAATAAGCCAAAAAAGGCATTGGGAGATGATAATTTTTCAGGTGGAACAACAACCATATCTGAACAAGGAAAAGAATTATTTGCCACACCTAGCGGAATGCTTGGAGTATCGCCAAATTCAAGAGCTGAAATGATGTTGCCAAAAGGAACTCAAATATTTAGTAATAAGAAAACACAAAAAATAATAAATATGGCAAAAAATATATTTAATAATAAAGGTTCTGAGCAAAAAATAGTTAATGGCGAAAATAAAATTGCAATAGAAATGCCCATAAATATTGCAAATGTTACTCAAGAACAGGTAGAAAAACTTAACAAACTAAGGCCAATTATTATGTCAATAGTTGAAAATGTTTTAAGTGATAAAGAAAGCGAAAGAAGCTACAAATGGGGTGATATTTAATGGATTTAAATAGTTATGTAGGACAATTTGATAGTTATAAAAATCAAATTAAAGACTATGGTAGACAGGCTAAAAGTAAGCTGGATGATTATATTGGTAAATATCTCAATAAATATAAAAAAGGAGTATATTTGAATGATATTCCACTTGATTGGGTTAAAATTTCTGAAAATCAAAAGGGAAGTTTAAAGGAATATCCGTTAGATCCATCTTCTGTTCCAGACCAAATTCAAACGAATTTACGAATTGGTAATCAAGAGTTTAGTTTAGATATTATGTTTAACTTCAATAATAAAGAAAAAAAGGAACTTTATCAAAAAATAAAAGAACTTTTTAGAAAAAAAGAACAAGTAAAAATAATAACTAAAGATGAGATATTTGAAAATTTACTTATAACTGGAATATCAAGAGACGTTAATTCAGATAATTATAGTTTTAAATTGAATATTGTGCAATACCAAACAGCTAAAATAGTTTCAACTGGAGAAGTTGCGGGAAGTGAAGCCACACAGGTAAATCAAACAACAACGGTAGGTACACAAGGGGTAACTTCAAGCAATGTTTCAGGAGGCTACTTAAAATGAGAATAAATATAGACAAAACATTATTTCCGTTAAAATTCACACTTAGGATATTAGATAAAAATTTTAAATTGTTATTTAAGGAACATAGAATGCTTATAAATGACGATGAATTGAATCCGATATACAAAAGTCGTATTTATTTGGATATTTTTGATGAGGATGAAAATTTATTGCTAAAAAATGAAAAACTTGTTTTTGGAGTTCCTGTTGGACTTTATCTTTCAAGAGATAGAAGTAATAATAGAAATTTATCATTTCCTTATGCTTATATTTTCCCATTTTCCGAAGATAAGATTGAAAGAGAAGTGAGTTATGAAAACTTAAATAACACGGTATTTATAGAATTTATTGAGTTGGAAGAAGAGGAATAATATGGCTGAAAACAGAATGATAATAGGAGAATTATTTAATGAAAGTGCATTAATAACAATAAGAACTTCTGGAAAAGATATAGAAGTACCATATCAATATTGGAATCCAAATGATGGCACTCAAACCGAAGAAATAAGAGGTTATGATATTTCAGTTGATTATAAAGATAGTGAAAACAATGAGCTGAGTAGTGGAGAAATAGTTATATTTAATTTGGCACAATCAGATATAGATTTAATAAGGGAAAAAGATACTATAAATGTCAAAATGGGATATGGAAAGGATATAGGCGAGGTATTTACTGGAACAATAACGGAAGTTGTGCAAATAGATTATCAGTTGAAAATCAAGTTTATAGAAGCACATATAGCATTTAACGACAGAATAGCATTAGGATTAGAACCTACAAAAGCGAGTAAAGTTATAAAACAGCTTGCTGATAGTATAGGTTTTAGCGTAAAAAAGTGCCAATTAAAAATAGATAAGGAATACAGGGGCGGTTTTTATATGTCGCCTTTTGATGTTCCTTTGAGGCGAATAATACAAGTTGTTAATGATTGTGATAGTAAAATTAATATAAAGTATGATGAACTGTATATTTATTCAAAAGAAAATGATGATACAGAAAAAATCGTATTGAATAGACAAAGCGGTTTGATTGATGAACCTAAGAAGTATGTTAAGCCTGAAAAATCAGCGTCAAAAAATAGAGGGAAAAAAACTAACAAAAGTGAGAATAAAAAAAGCAGTAAGAAAGGAAAGAAAAAAACTAAAGCTACAAAAACTAAAAGTACAAGTAGTGAAAATAAAAAGGTTGAATATGATTATACCGTGAAATGTTTATTGATACATTATTTGAAAAAAACAGATAATGTGATTATCGAAAGTCAGACATTTAATGGGAAAGCCAAAATAGTGGCATTGTCAATTAAAAATTTTGAAATGGAACTTAAAGTAAAAGTATTAAATGAGGTGAAAAAAAATGGAAGTAATACCAACAACAACACTAGGAAAAATAACAAGAAGCTACGGTGATGGTTTTTATGCAATACAACCTATAGGAACAATTAAAGGAGTTGCTTTTGCTCCTATTCCGAGAGTTCCGATGTGTCAGCTTGGAAATTTTGACATCAATCAAATTTTTCCGTTTAAAGTTGGCGATATAGTTCCTATTGCTTTTTTGTCTTTTTCTCAATCAAACTATTTAGAAGCAGAAGAAGATAAAGACTTAGATAGCGATACAACAAATGATTTTTCAGACTGCATAGCATTTCCTTTTGTTATTCCAACCTCTGCTAATCCAATAAGTGCTGAAACAGTTACTATAAATGCAGATATAGAGCAAAGTGGGAAACTTGCTAATGATGAAACAATAAGCAACGGAATAGCATTGACAACCCATATTCATAGTGGAATTACAAAAGGTGGAGATAAAACAGAAAAGCCTGAATAGGAGTGAAAAATGGATTTAAGACTAGGAAACATAAATCACGGAGAACTAGAAATTAGCAATAATGATTTATCAGTAGTTTTGGATAAAAATATAGAAATAATGCAACAAATAGCCGTTATGTTAAAGATAAGGGCTGGGGAACTAGAATATGATACTAATTATGGATTGAATTGGCTGTATTTTGAAACTGGAAATAAAGAATTGGTAGAAGAGGATATTAGAAATAAAATATCAACCTATTTCAAGGAAGTTGAAAGGATTAACTCCATAACTTCCAAATTCAATGATAAAGACAGAAGAAAATTAGACGTATCTATTTCATTAAATATTAACAGTCGGACATATTCGTTAGATTTGGAGGTGTAAAATGGCAAGAATAGAAATACCAAGTTTAAATGAAATAATAGAAACTATGAGTTCTGGAATAAAAGAAAGTAATGTTGATTTTTCAGGAGATAAAAGAACAATTTGGTATATGATGATAGGTTACCCAGTTGGAAGATTGGCTCAACAAAAATTATATAAAATACAATATTTGGCGGATAAAGCAAATATATATAAAGCTGAAAATGAAGAATTAGACGATATTTTAAATGGAAATTTCAATTTTCCTAGAAAACAGCCTAGTTTTTCAAAAGCATTCGTAACTTTGAATGCTGTAAATGGAACGACAGTAGATATTGGAGAATTAGGAGTTAAGACAGTTAGTGGCATTGAATTTTTTAATATAAACACAGCAACAGCAACTAATAATACGATCACATTAGAATTTGAATGTGAAACAGCTGGAAGTATTGGAAACATTGCAAGTAATGAAATAACTAAATTTATAACTACTGTTTCAGGAATATTGTCAATAAATTCTAATACAGCAGGAGAAGGGGGACAAGACAGGGAAAATGATATTAAATATAGGGATAGATGGTTTAATTCGAGATTTAGAAGTTATTGGAATATTGATGGTATAAAATCAGCATTAATGGATTTGGACGGCGTAGAAAGTGTTTATGTTAATGAAAATCATGAGCCAATAACTGTAAATGGAATTGAACAGAAAAGTGTAATTATAGTTGTTGACGGCGGTATAAATTCACAAATAGCACAGACAATATTTGAAAAGAAAGACCAAGCAATAAAATCAGTAGGGGATATAAAAGGGATAGCCAAAGATACTTCAGGAGTTGAAAGGGAAATTTATTTTTATAGACCTAAAATAATAAAGATAGATGCAAAATATACATCTATTCCAGCAAATTATGCAACTGATAATAAAGCAAAAATAGATAATTTGATTAATAACTATATAAAATCTAAAGGGGTAAATGGTTTTATAAGTGCCTATGAATGTTTTATAGAAAGCATAAGGCCAAATATACCAGAAATTGATTTAAAACATTTAGATTTATCATTCAAACTTGCTTCTGATAGTGAATATTCAACAAATTTACAGCTAAAAATTAGGGAAAAAGGTGAGTTGAATGTATAACAACTATAAATATTTAACAAGTAAGATTCCATATATTTTGCAAGCCACAGAAATAAATCAATTATTTATTCAAAGTATTGCTAAAGTTTTTGACTTGATAGATAAATATATTGATATGCTTGACAATTATTGGTTAATTGATAAAGCAAAAGGCGAATTTTTAGATGATTTGGGAGCTTTAGTTGAAGAAAAAAGAAACAATGATGTAGATGATAATTATAGAAAAAGAATCAAATTAAAATTTCAAGCGTTGGATATAGTGCCTACTCTTGATAATATTCTAAATTTAATTAAAAGTTTTACAGGATTATTTCCTGAAATTCGTGAAGGCTGGAAAGTTGACGGTGAAGCTGGACGATATGATATAGATTTTATAGCTGAAAAAAATTATAACTTTTCATTGATAGATGTAATAGACTTAGAAAGTATCATAGGTGGAGGTATAAAAATAAACACGAGAAAATGCCTAGAAAATTATAACCAAGCGTATTACTCAGGAGATATATTTGCTGGAGATGTTTTATTTCCATTGCATTATACAAGAAAAGCAGATTGTAATTTCAATTTTGATGATATACCGTATTCAAAAGAAATAAATGCTGGAGATAAAATTTACTTATCAGATGATCTAATAAATTTTGAAAGGAGATAAAAATGTCAAAAAAATTCACAAATGTGATAGATAGAGGAAGAACAGTTGCCAATAAATATAATATTGTAAATAATAGTGACGGCACAGCAATAATTACTGATATTCCTAATAATATTAATGTAGCTGGAACTCCATTGGATAAGAATTTATTTAATCCAATGCAGGAGGGACTTAATTTTACTGTCGGAACAGTCCATGCAGTAGAAAATAGCACAGATGTTTACGAATTAGACATAGAGGGATTAAAGGGAACAAATAATTTGAATGGGTTAGAATTGTTTGACGGATTAACATTTAATATTAAAATAACTGAAGCAAATACAACAAATGTAGTTATGTTAAGAATTTCTGGAGATAAATATAATTTAACAAAGGAAGATGGGGAAACAGTTATTAATTTAACCGTTGGAGAATTACAAAAGAATAGATACTACAAAGTTATTTTTGACGGTGTAAGATTTGTAATTCCACTTGAAATGGTGGAATATAATCAATTTTTAGGGACAAATTTTGGTGGATTATTAGGGACAGTAGGAACTAAAAAAGTGGGAGTGGCATATTATGATGTCGCAAATAAACAAATGGTAGTGCCAAAAATAGAAAATGATTTGACTTATTATGAAAGTACAAAATTTATTCCTATTTCAGACTATCAAACTGCAAACAAATTGGAAAATTTATCCAGTGTTGAAAGCTATGCGATAGATTCAAGGCTCACGGTCGGAGTAATTCACAAAATTGGAAATATTTGTATTCTGACTGTAGATTCCAACGAAGTTTACAACGGTCGGAATTACGGAGAAGTGCTTTTTAATATCCCTGAAAAATTTCGTCCAAAGTTCTTAACTCCAGTCAGCGTTGGAATAATTAATTCTGCCAGTGGTGGAGCGGCTCACATAGAAACAAACGGTAATGTAGTGTGGCGTGGGGCACGAACAAGCTCCGCGTTATATATCAATGCGGTATATTTAGCTAAATAAACTTAGTTTAAACAATATAACTGACTGAAAATATTATGCTGGCAGAATTGACTGTTGCACCTTTCCATTTACCAATTCCGCTAGGTTCAATATATACCGTTCCGTTCGAAGTATTGTACTGAGAAGCATTAACTGAAAGGAAAGTCTTGGGCTTAAAACCATCTGGAATTTGAAATATTACAGTATTATCATTAATGTTTTTGAGAGCATTACCACTATCAAATATTATAGTTACTATATTCCCAACTTTTTCTACAATATTACATGTAGTTCTTCCAGCACCAATTGCTTCTGCATGAACGTAAAGTTTCGCTTGTTGGACTTTGGATAAATTTTCCAATTTACTCAAAAAAGCTATACTTAAAATAAAAGTATAGGAGTGATTCAAATGAACAAAAATTGGGAAATCTACAAGGAATATCTGAACAGTTGTATAGTGAGAAATGAAAGTGTAAAAAACACAACATATAGGACTTACACAAACAGTATGAAACAATTTGTTGAGTATTTACGACGATATGAAAATAATTGTTATTTATTGAACAGAAAAAATTCCAAAAACATGGTGGTTATTTTAGAACGATACATAAGATACTGCAGGGAAGTAAAAGGAAACAATGCAAGTACTATCAACAACAAAATAACAGCAATAAGTAGCTTCTATATATGGGCTGTTAAAAGAGATTTAGTGGAGGTGCATCCGTTTCGGGATAAACTAGACAGATTAAAAGTTACAGATGTGGAAAAGAGGAGAAAAAGCTATTATTTAAACAGTAAGGAAATAGTGGAAATACAAGTGAAAATGAAATTGTCTGAAAAATATGATTTGCAAGATCAGATAATATTCAATCTTATTATTGATACTGGATGTCGAATATCGGCATTACATTCAATTAAAATGAGTAATTTAGATTTAGAAAATGGGATAATAAATGGAATTGTAGAAAAAGAACAAAAAATTGTGGAATTTGTGATATTTGAAAACACGTTAAATTTGATAAAGGAGTGGTTGAAATGTAGGAAAGGCAACATAGAATACTTATTTGTTACTAAATACAACGGAGTATTTAAGCAAATGAGCAAATCAACTATACGTGATCGAGTTAGAAAAATAGGAAAACTTGTAGGAATAGATAATTTATATCCTCACACGTTAAGGAAAACTAGTATTAATTTATTGGCGGAAGTCGGTGGAATTGAATTAGCAAGTGAATTTGCAAATCATTCTGGGATTGATGTTACAAAGAAACATTACATCAAGAAAACTACTGCAAAAGATAGGAAAAATAAATTGCTAGAAATTCGCAAAAAAGCGGGATTTTAGCATAAAAATTGAAAGAAATTTGGGAATTATCAAGAATTGTTATTACGTTTTAAAAAAATTTACGCCGATTTTTAGGGACTTTGAAGTAATTTTATTTTGGGCCAACTTTTGTTTTTTATCAAATTACCGAAGTCGGTAAAACGTTCAAAGTTAAGAAAATTAACAAATGAATTTTTAAAATCTGTAAAAATTCCCAAACTATCACAGAATTAAAATCATAAAAAAGAAATGGAGTGATAAAAAATGACAACAGTAATATTTATTTACTTGATAGCAACAATGGAAAATATCGCACAGCCAGTAACTACTGGACTTGAGCATTTTAAGGAAAATCCGACAACGTTTTATCCTGACTGGAATGAGGAAACAATGAAATATTCTACCGTGTTACTTGTAAATCCAGTTGTGGATATTGAAACTGGAGAATTGAGGGAAATGACTGAATTTGAAAAAGTTAAGGCTGGAAAAAGAATACTAGATGATGGAAGTTATCTTGATGAATCAAACAAAACTATCGTAACAGTAGCTAAACCGAATGAGTACAGTAAATGGGATAAAGATACTAAGAGTTGGGTTGAGGATAATGCTGAGAAATTACAGTATTTAAAAGATACAAGATATAAAAAACAGCAAGAGTATATCAAATTCAAAAAAGAATTGGAAAATAAGGAAGAGGAAAAAGAGGAATTTGAAAATATAGGCTTTGACATAACCGAAACAGAGGAAAGGATAACAGAGATAAAGTCCGAAATGGATTTATTGAAAACTGAAATAGCAAAATTAACAAAAGAAATTAAAAAAGTAGAAAAGGAAGTGGCATAGATGAATAGATTTGACAAAATTTTCAACTTTATGTTGGCTGTCGAGGGTGGTTATACTAACGATAAGAATGATAAGGGTGGAGAAACAACATGGGGAGTTACAAAAGAGGAAGCAAGAAGAAACGGATACAATGGCTCTATGAAAAATTTAACACAAGATTTTGCAAAAAGAATACTGGAAAAGGATTATTATCTAAAAAATTGTTTGAATGAAGTAAGAAATGATAAGGTTGCACTTTCAATATGTGACTGGAGTTTTAACTCGGGAAAATGGGCAACTAAAAAAGCACAAGTGACATTAAATAAATTTTTTGGTTATGATCTAGTTGTAGATGGTATTTTTGGAATCAAAACTATAAAAGCTTTAAATGAAGTAGAAGAGCAGGGAAAATCTGAAGAATTTTTAAAAAATTATCATAATTTACAAAGAAAATTTTATCACTCTGTTGTGGAATACAATCCAACACAAAAAGATTTTTTAAAAGGATGGCTAAATCGTGTTGATAAAAAAGAAAAATACTTAAAGGAGATGGTGTAAGATGAAAAAACTTTGTATAATAATTGGACACGGCGGAAACGATTGCGGAGCAATTAACCCTCATACAAAAGAGACTGAGCTTGCTTATAATACCGAACTTGCTGATATGCTTATGGAAACATTAAAAAATGAGTATGAAGTCGTAAAATATAACAGGGGATATAACAAGGTTGAAAATATTGGGATAGTCAACGGCTACAAATCAGACTTGATTTTATCACTGCATTGTAATTCATTTGATGGAATTGCTTCAGGAACAGAGGCACTTTACTGGCATTCAAGTGAAAAATCTAAAAAATTAGCAGAGCTATTAAGTAAAAATATTTCTGAAACTTTTGGAATCCACAACAGAGGAGCGAAACCAAGAGTTACAAATGAAATTAAGAAACGGAATCCTATTAAATTCAAAGATATGGAAACAAGGGGAAGTTATTTGCTTTATAAGACAAATGCACCTTGTAATATTATTGAGCCATTTTTTATAGACAATGATGGAGATTTAAGAATTGGTAAAGAGAAAAAACGGGAATATGTGGAAGCGATAAAAAAATCTATAAAAGAATATTTTGAAGGAGTGATGTAAAATGAACGTGATAACAACAGTATTAAATCAATTTGGAGGAAATGTAATAAATCTAGTGGCAGTAGCATTAGCTGGATTTGTAGTAAAGGGAATTTCAACATATCTTGTAAAAGGATACAGATATCTGCTTAAAAAGAAAATGGCAAGATACGTAACACAGTTTATACCAAACGGGATTGCATTCGGAGAACTGCTGAAGGGAGTCAAGCCCAATGAGGAAAGGCTGGTGCAGGCTGTATTGACAGTTCAGAACTTGGTTTTAAAAATGTTTCCTGAAAGACTGAGACCAACAGTCGATAAGCTGTTTGATGAAAAAGCGATTGCAAGAGAGATAGAAAGACAGCTTAACGAGGACAAGCAAGAGGGTTTAGTGAAGCCGACAGCAGTAGAAGAAGAATAAGAGCTACTGTCGGAGAGAAAATAGAAAAAGTAACTGAACAGGCAACGGAAAAAGCAATTGACAAAGTGATTGAAAAAGTAGTGGAGAGTGGAAAACTCTCTGCTACCGACAACAATAAACTGAATTTCAATGTGATTGATTATAAGCGTGACTACAGTCGAAGTAATATATATGCTGATATAAATTACCGGGATAATTTCAGAGGAGACAGAGAATTGCTTGCCAGAGCTGGGTTCGTTTATTATTTTGGCAGAAAGTAGGAATAGCAATGCAGTTAAAGGAGCTTATATTGTACATAGAAAACCATGGGATTTCAATAGTATTCATGTGTCTGACAATAATTATACTTTACCGTTCTGTAGTTCCTTTCATGAAAGAAGCTCTTGAAACACAGAAAGAAATGAAGAAGTTTATGCAGAGTATGAACATGAATACTATGAGAGGAAAAGGGCTTGAGATGGTATTAAACTTTACATCTCAAGGGCTAAGATGGAGTTTGCAAAAAAGAATAATACAGTATATAATAGACAATAATATCAGTCTTAACTGGATTATAATATTAAGAGAAATAGATTTGAAGATTGAGGAAAAAAAACATGAAATATATACGGATTTAAGAGATATAATTGACAAAGCTGTATTAAAAGTGTTTATGACAATTTTAGATGAAGAACTTACTGAAACTAAAAATCTTATAATTGCTCTACTTGAAGACTTAAAAGAGCATGGCAAACATGATAAATCACTCTATGTAACGGCAGAAAGAAGTGTAGAAACACATTTTGAACATTTTGAAAATAGAATGTATAACAAAATAAAAGATTTATTGAATTAGGGTACTTTGTGTATCCTATTTTTTTGTTTTCAAAAAAAGTAATTATTTTATAAAAAATGCTTGCTTTTTTTATAAAAGTATGGTACTATATATGTGTAGGAAGGAGGTGGAAATATATGATAGGTAAAATAAAAAAATTGAAGATTAAAAAGCTTGAGGTCGAATTCAATTTCTTAATCTTCAAAATCAAAATTTATTTTGAATAGGCTCTGGGGCTTTAAGCCCTATCCTATAACCTATTATATCACAAAATGAAAAAAGAAATCAAATTAAAAAAAAGAAAAATTACTTTTGAAGTAAAAAAAACGACTTTAAAAGAAAAGATAAATTTCTTTATAGCAATAATCATAATAGCTATAATAATTTATCTAGTAAGGAGATAAGTATGACAAAGCCAAGGAGTTTAAAAAAGGGGGAAAGTCCAACTTGGAACGTTGGAAGAAAGGCGACAGGATTAAAGAGAAATAGAGCCTTAACTATAAGGTTTACAGAAACTGAATTTGAATTTATAAACAAAAAACTTAACGAAATTGGCGGAAGTAAATCTGAAGCTTTGTTGAAAATTTTAGGATTTGAAGAGCGATAACTATGAAAAACTAGAAATTTTGAATACATCATGTCTAATAAAATATAAAATAAGAGCCACACAAGGCTCTTATTCTTTTTCTGTATTTTTAATAGCTGTTTCAATTTTAACTTTCAGAATTTTCAAATCCTGAAGTCTCATTTCTTCCAGCTCAATTATTTTAATTTTCTTCAAATTTTGAATATCTTTTTCATCTAAGTTTTTGATTTTTAAATTTTTCAT